TTGGTTCTCAACTGTTACACAAGGTAACAACTTAGGCGACAATAAGATATCAGTGTTGCAAGTTGCTGATGCGACCACTATCGCTCAAATCAATAGCGGAACTTATATCTTTGCATGGAACGGTCGTACACATAGAGTTATACAATATGTTACTCCAGTATCACCTGCATCTGGTGTTTATACCGCAAGTAGCTATGCGTCATTGGGTGGCGGATCCTACAGTATGACAGTATCAGCTGTTGCTGGTTCTATTGTCAAAGGGCAGTTGATCACTGCTTCCTCGGGTGGTACTGTTTACTTTGACGGCACACAAGTGGTATCATCGGTTGTATCCAGTACCAGTGCGGGTGGTGTAGTTACCAGTGTGGTAACATTCACAGGAGCGGCAACCAACACATTGGCTGGAACTCCAACTGTTACATTTGGTGTGTTCTTGGTTCCCGGTTACTTGCAGTTGGATTCCAATTCAGTAAACAACATTGGTGCTACAGGTACTGGTGTTGGTGCTCTTACTTATGTTAGCAATACACTGGCAACTGGTAGCACTGTTCAGAAGTTGGTAACTTTCAATATACCATACAATAACTTGTTGGCATATCCTCCAGTTGACAGCTATCTTACCATAGCTAACCAAGGAACCAGTAGCTACAACGGCAACTATCAAGTTACTGCAATTGCCAATACCACACAACTTTCGCTAAGTGGTAGCAATATTCCAGCATCTACTGTTACTGTAAATTCTAGTTCAGGTACCACAATTACATTGGCTACTAGTCCGGGATTGACAGCTGGCGCAACTATCATATTCTCTGCGGCAGTCGGTGCCAACGTTGGGTCAGGAACCACTTACTATGTGTTGACCAACGTTGGCAATGCATTGACAATCAGTAGTGTTCCTGGAGGAACAGCAGTTACCGTAGGTACCACAACTGGATTGAGCATAACTGGTACAGTTGGTGCTATCAGTGGATTCACTACCAACTTGACAGTGGGTATGGTTATCAGTACCAGTACCACTGGTGCATTCATTCCTACATCAAATTCAACAGGTATCAATGCACTTACTAATCCAAGTGGTATTACTATTATTCAAAGTATTGATAGCACAACCAAATTCACAGTAAGTCCAGCTGTTTGGATTCCTTCAGGAATCACAGTGAACTGTCAAGTGGTGGCCACTGTGTCTGCAATAACTATTACCAATAGTGGTAGTGGATACAGCACTGCACCTGGTATCACATTCAGCGGCGGTGGTGCTACTAGCCAAGCCACTGCTAGTTGTACTATTAACAGTACAACCGGAGCAATTGCATCAGTAACAATTATCAGTCCAGGATATGGTTATACCAGCACTCCAACCATTACGTTAAGTGCAATTTCAGGAACTGTGGTCAATACCATTGGCGGAACTACCAATGCAGTTACATTGAACAGTGTTAGCGGAATTATTGCCGGAACAGCTATTACATTTGGTGGAACAAGTTTTGATGCCAACATAACAGTAGGTGTAACATATTATGTTATTGGTACAGTTGGCAATCAAGTAACGCTAAGTTCAACTCCGGGTGGTGTTGTGCCAATTAGTCTAGTGGGTGGTACTGGTTCCAGTATGACTTGGAGTACTCCAGGTACTGGTATCTTAACACCAGTATTGACCAGCAATCCGGTACAGGTGGTAACTGGTGGTGCGGCTGGCCTACAACAATTGCAAGCAACACTATTGTATCCAACAGATCCAGGAAGTGCTGGTACTGTGGTAAGCACCGCAAGCCCAAGCACAGTTACTCTAAGCAGTACTACTGGAATGAGTGTTGGTAACGACATTTACTTTAGTGCGGCAACAACTAACTTTGGCGGTGTGTTAAGTAGTGTAATAACTGCTGGTGCGTTTGTTGTTGGCAACAGTTATATTATATTAACCATTGGAACAACAAACTATACGCTGATAGGTGCGACCAGTAATACAATTGGTTTGAGATTCACTGCATCAGCCACTGGTGCAGGTACAGGTACAGCACAACCAGTTTACTATATTGCCAGCATCTCAAGCCCCAGCATTACTCTTGCATTGACACGAGGTGGCGCAACAATTACTACTGTTACCACAGTGGCCAGTGTAACAAGTACTACATTCTATACACCAAGTTTCACTTATGGTAGTAGTATAACAGTTACCAGCTTTACTAGCAGTGTACTACAAAGTAGCGGAACATATAATGGAATGTACTATGTGACATTTGGTTATACTGGTTCCGCTCAGACCACTGGTGTATACTACTACGTGGCCGGTAACAGCAACAACTTGTTTAATGGTTACTACTTGTGTGTGGCCAGTTCAACCAACACAATTACACTGGTATACACTTATAGTCCAACAGCCAACAGCAACACTTACGGAACTGGTACTACAACAATTACCAAAGAAGTAACAAGTGCTACCAGTACCAGTTTGGGTATCAGTAAACCATTCAACATAAACTACAGTACAACATTGCGTATTGGTTATGCACAAAATGCAGGCGGTGCTATTACTGTTCGTATTAGTACTTGCCGTGCTACAGGACATGACTTCTTGGATATTGGTACTGGTGGTTTCATTACCAGTAACTATCCAAACCAAATTTATGGCAATGCCATTATACCTTCTACACAAAGTAATCAGGTTCTAGAAGAAACTGTGGGTCGTGTGTTCTATGTAACCACTGACCAAAACGGTATTTTCAAAGTGGGACGATTCTTCCAAGTTGACCAGGGTACTGGTACTGTTACATTCTCTGCAAGTATTGCGTTGAGTAACCTAGACGGTCTTGGATTCAAACGTGGTGTTGTGGTTGCTGAATTCTCCACAGACGGTACCATGACCGGTAACGCCAGTGATGTGGTTCCAGTACAAAGTGCTGTGCGTAGTTTCGTAGACTACAGACTGGGTATTGACTATAGTGGTGCACCAGTTGCCAGCAACAGTTTGATTGGCCCTGGTTTCTTATCGCTTAACGGCACACTGGCCATGAAGGGTAATTTGAACATGGCCAATTACAGTATTGGCAACGTGGGCATGCCAGTTAGCGGTGTCAGCCAGTTTGATGCGGCCAACAGAGTGTATGTTGACGGCGTGGCCAATGCCACAAACAACATTTACAAATTTGCTGATGTGGCCATCAAAGCCTCAGGAAACTACGGAGCATTTGGTGTATCTAATACATTGACTGTTTTAAATGTGTTTGGCACAGTTGTTCCTGGAATGTTGGTTACTGGAACTGGTTTTGCCAGTGGACAATATGTCGTCAGCGTAACAACAACTCCCGGCACTATCTATACTGGTGCCACTGTGGTTGCAACTCTCAATGCCAGTTACACCACTACACCAAGCGGAGTTATAACATTTACCAACCAGTCCAACGGTAACTTCCTAGTTTACGACTCAACATTTGGTCAATGGACCAATATTGCGTTGCCGTCGTCTACCACACCTAGCGGTAGCCCAGCTGGATCGCATGTTGGATTTACATTTGCTCACGGAGCTCCTGGCACAATAACCAGTACGATCCAGGCAAGCAGTATTGTTGACAGCATGGTCAACGCGGCAGCGGCCATTGCGCAGAGCAAATTGGCACTGCAAGCCACTGCTACATTGGCAGCGGCTCCAGTGGCATTTACGCAAAGTGCGGCAGGTTTGGCAACATTCAACAGTAACGCATTTACTACCACATACGGCTGGGTTGATCACTTGACTTCAACCAGTGCCAGTACTGGTATTACACTGAACAAATTGGCATACATGAGTAGCGGTTATGTGTTGGGTAATCGCAGTGGAAATGCCGCAAGTCCAGGATTGATTACTCCGGGCAATGTGGTTGCAGACGGTGATGGTCTTAAGAATTCATTGTTTAGTACTGCCAATACAGTAACTACCAATTCCAGTGCCAACATCATGCTTGCACTGTATGATGGTTCAAATACCAGCAACAACACGTACGGTGTAATTGGTATTACAACTAACGGCGCGGCAAGTAAAATTGTTAAAACTGACTCAAGTGGTAACATCAGTGCCGCAAGTGGATATATTGCCAATGGAACTAAATTTGTTGGAAGTTCTGGTACTACTGTAACATTCCTAACACCAGCACAGGTTACAGCAATGACCATTGCCGATGTGGCTTCTAGCTCAACAACCACTATCAACGGTGTGTTAAATGCGTCTGGAACATTGATTACTACCACGCTCAGTGCTGGTTCTACTGTGGGCACTGCGGCCACACTGACTGGCCAGTGGAGTTTGGGAAGTTTAAGTTCGTTTGATGCCAGTGCAGGTACATTAAAATCAAGCAACTTGACCACTGGCAGTGCCGCAAATGCTGGTACATTTACTGGTTTATGGACATTCAGTCAGAATTTGGTAGCAAGTGGCACATTGAATGTTGCTGGCACAATTACTGCCACTGCCGGTACCAGTGCATTGTTGTACGGAAGTGGCAGTGTTGGCAGCAGTTCAGGCGTTGGCTTAAATGTGTATACTCCATCAGGATCAGGCACTGGTGCAATCATGTCATTCCACCGTGCTGGATCATATGCTATCAATATGGGTCTTGACAGTGATAATGTGCTACGTGTTGGCGGATGGAGCGATGGTGCAAGCGTTTATCGTATGCAGTTGGACTCAGCTGGCAACTTGACTACTCGAGGAACTCATTATACTGGTGCAATACAAACAACCAGTATCACTACAGGCAGTTCTACTACTGCTGGAACATTTACTGGTGCGTGGGATATCAGTGGAACACTTAACGCCACATACGGTGACTTGGCTGAATTCTACGAAGGCGACCAAGATTACGAGCCAGGTACTGTGCTAGTGTTTGGTGGTGATAAGGAAGTTACAACAACTGACATTATCAACGATACTAGATCAGCTGGGGTGGTAACTACTGATCCAGCTTATGTTATGAACCAAGATCAGAAAGGTATTAAAGTTTGTATAGCACTGGCAGGTCGTGTACCAGTCAAAGTAGTGGGACGTGTGAAGAAAGGCGACATGCTGACCACCAGCGCAACACCAGGTTATGCTGTAAAAGCGTTGACTCCGACATTGGGTGCTGTGATTGGTAAAGCATTAGAAAACAAAGACTACGGCGAAGCCGGAGTTATTCAAGTAGCTGTAGGGAGAGTATAATGACTCAACAAACAATCAACGTAGGTACAACGGCAAACGATGCGCATGGAGATCCTATTCGCACTGCTTTTACAAAAGTAAATGCAAACTTTACAGAACTGTATGCCAAACCAGAATACATCAGCAAAACCAGTTTAAAAGCTGTGGTTGCGGCAAGTTCTAACTTTGCAGATTTCCAATCAAGGATAGCCGCGCTATAACGGTAAATACATAAACGAGAACGAAAACCATGGCACAACAAACGATTAACCTAGGAATTTACCCAAATGACGGTACTGGTGATGACTTGCGTACCGCATTTACCAAGGTAACATCTAATTTCGCAGAGCTTTACACACAACTGGCCGCAACAACTGGACAAAATGTTGGGTCGGGCGTAGGCATATTTTCTGCAAAAGTCAACAACGTTCTAACTTTGAAAAGCATTACTGGCAGTAACGGCATTGTGGTCACTTCAACTGCAAATACTGTAAACATACAAGCACCCAGTCAAGTAACGTCTTTGTTAACAGATGTTAATCCAACGCTTGGTGGAAATTTAAACTTGAACGGTCATATTGTTACCGGAGCAGGTGATGTAGAAACAACGGTTTGGGGACTTGATGTGAGAAGCATCAACAACCAAGTGAGAGCATTGCTTAGTAATTCAATTAGCGATTTTGGAACTTACAGCAATCCGCTAGGAAACCCATTCGATTTAGGAACCTTTTAAGGTAGGAGAAATATATGTCATTACAAATTAGACGCGGTCCAAACACAGGCGCTGGCGGCAGAACTGGAGTTACTCTAGTACAAGGTGAAATTGCTTTCGTAACTGATTACGCAAGTGCAAATGTATCACCAATGTGGATTGGGGACGGCGTTACACTGGGAGGTATACCAGTTTCTCCTGTACTCAACGTGAACGGTTTGACCGGTAATGTGGCATTGACTACCAATACCATAGGCGAAGGCAGTATCAACAAATATTTTACCGACACTAGAGCAAGTGATGCAGTTGGTACAATGTTGGCAGCTGGTACAAAAACAGGTTTGACCATAACCTACAACAGCACAACCCATTCCATAACCATTACCAATACCAATGTGATACAAACGGGCACTGCCAAATCCGTGGCGTATTGGGCGGCCAATGGCACCACACTATCACCGACCCAAAGTTTAACATGGGATGAAAATGCCAACAATCTACAACTTAACTCTGCCACACTGTTTGTCACTGCCAACAATGGACCACGTCCAACTGTAATTTTTGACAACTACAACAACAGCGCAACATCAGCCAACTCATTGGCATTGAGAAAAGGCCGTGGCACTGATGTTACTCCTCTGTCTGTACAGGCAGCTGATCAGCTTCATCAAATAGTATTTCAAGGATACGACGGTAGTGGTTTTTCCAGTACCAGTGCAATACAAGGCATAGTACATTATACTGGAACTCCAACTGTTGGAAATGTACAAGGAAACTTGCAATTCTACACCACAGACTCAGCTTTGACTTCTGCTGTGTTATTGCCTAGAGTACGTTTGGACAACACAGGTTTGATGTGTGTTGGACCGTTTGCCACTAACGAATCAGGAACTGGACAAATAATTGTTCGTCAACAAGTTTCAAGTAATGGTAAAACTCCTTTATCAGTTTACAACATGTATAGCGATGCATATCCAGCATCTATCAGTATTATCAAGGCTCGCGGATCGTTTGCGGCACCTGTTGCAGTGGCAGTTAACGATGCGCTGGCTGCTGTTAACTTTAGAGGTTATCATGGCAGTGGATATTCAACTGCCGCAAACATTATTGTCAACGCTGACTTGGCTCCAGGTACAGGATTTATTCCAGGATCAATGAGCTTCCAAGTGACCAATGCATCTGGAATTTTGACAGAAGCTTTGAAAATTAGCAACGACGGCAGCACAAATGCCACTGGCAATTTTACTATTAATGGATCATTGACTGTTAATGGTTCAACAGTCACAACCAACACTACCACAATAAACGTAGAAGACAAGTTGATGAAACTGGGTTACTTGACCAACAGTGCAGTCAGCGATACGGGTGCTGTTGGCGGTATTACTGGATCCTTATTGCAGTCATCAACCACATTCACATCCAGTGGAACCAGCATAACTGCGGCAGCAACATATACTGCTGTAAGTCAGTCAGCAACCAGCGGTACTGGTGCTGGAGCTGTGTTTACCATACAAAAAACTGGAGCAGTTGCCAATTATATCAGTTATGTTTCCCTTGCTAGCGGAACTGTGGGCGCCGTCAAAGGTGCGTTGTTACAAGCGTCAACCACATTTGCAATCACTGGTACCAGTGTAACTGCGGCATCAACATATACTGGTGTAAGTCAGTCAGCAACCAGTGGTACTGGCGTTGGTGCTGTGTTTACTATACAAAAAATTGGTGCTGGTACTGCATACAACGGTGCTATTGTAATTACTATTACTACACCTGGCACAGGATATGCTATAGGCGACACTGTCACAATTCCCGGTGCAAGCCTGGGTGGCGCAACTCCTGCAAACAACCTAGTATTGACTGTGGGTACTGCATTGGCTAGTCCATGGACTGCCACTGTGAGCGGACTCAGTAGTGTTGTTGGACTGGTGGTTGGTGCAACGATCAATGCGGCAGCTGGCATTGGATACTTGTATGGCGGAAGTCCAAGCAGTGTTGTTATTACCACTATTGGTTCAACCAGCATAACATACACTGTGACAGGAGGTACAACTCCAATAGCTGGTAATATCACATCGTTGGTACAATCTAATAATGTCACTGTTACCATAACTACACCAGGCACAGGATACGCTATTGGCGACACTGTCACAATTCCAGGTGCCAGTTTGGGCGGAGCAACTCCTGCAAATAATTTAACATTGACAGTGGCCACTGCATTGGGCGGTCCGTGGACTGCTAATATTACGGGTTTGTCAGACACCGTTGACTTGCAAATAGGCAGTGCAATCACAGCAACTGGTGCTGGTACAACTGGAACTATTACTGCCACTGCAACAGTTCACGCAGTTGCCAGTTGTACTGCTGGCTCAGCATCGGGCACAGTTTTTACTGTTGGTGGAACTGTATCAGGTGTATTTGCAGTGGGTATGATGTTGAGCGGAGCTGGTATTAACCCAGGCATTTATATTGTCAGCGGTAGTGGAACCACTTGGAATCTCAGCACACCAACAACAATTGCCAGTACCACAATTGTTGGAACTAGCAATTTGGTAACTGTAAACAGCACCAGCAGTTTGCAAAACAACACAATTATTACTTCGCCAAGCGCATTTGGCGGACTAGTAACCAGCACTAGCTACTATGTGAATTTTATTGTAAGTGCTACACAGTTTACATTGGGTGCAAGTGCTACCACAGCCTTTGATGTAACATTGACAAATGCATCTGGCAGCGTGGTGTTGTCTTACTTCAACGGTAGTTTGGGTAGTGGTGGATCTTATTTGGTTTCCAATTTTACAAGTGCCACAAGTTTGACCTATGTTGCTACTGGCGGAACAACACCAATTGCTGGTCCAATCACAGCTATTAGTACCAACGGTGCCACTGACTACACTGCCAATGGTGGTGGTATACAAGTTTATGGTGCAACCAACAAAACATTAACATGGTCCAGTTCTACCAGTGCATGGACATCAAGCGAAAATGTTGTGTTGGCCAGTGGTAAGAAATTGTCATTGAATGGTTCAGTTAGTGGTGCAGTTTCATTTACTGCAACTGGTGCAGTTGGTACACAGAACTATGTGTTACCCACAGCATTGCCTGCAAGTAATGGTTATGCATTGGTCAGTGATACCAGCGGGGTAATGAGTTGGGTTGCGGTAAACAGTTCCACAATCAGTGGAGCACAATTGACCAACGGTGCTACTGTATCTGGTGGCAGTTTGACATTCAGCGGAAACATATCTGCACCAGCATGGACTACCAGCGGTATTAGACATGTGTCAGTACCTGCCACACTAACAGACACAACCAGTACTGGTGTTGTAACCAATGCTTATACCAATAACTTTGGTGGTAACACCATTGCCGCATCAAACACTGTGACTTATACCAACTATGGTACTGTGTTTATTAATAATCCAAGTTCTGGCGCTAACGTAACAATTACAAACCCTTACAGTTTGATTACAGCAGGCAATATTTTTGTTGGTAGCACTGGTACTGGAACAATAACCGCCGTGGCCGCAACTGCTACAACTGCCAGCACAGCCGCAAGTATCGGTTATCAAGGTATGCCGCAAAACAGTCAGTCAGGTGCTTATCCAATTGTTATTGGGGATGCTGGCAAACACATATATGCATCAGCCACCATGACTGCTACTATTCCTGCCAACAGTTCAGTAGCATTTCCAATAGGAACTACCATTGCATTTATTGCGGCAGCTGGTGCCACATTGACCATTGCTATCACAACTGACACCATGTACTTGGGTGGTACGGGTACAACAGGTTCACGCACATTGGCACCATACGGTATGGCTACTGCGGTCAAGGTAACTGCTACTTCATGGTTCATTAACGGAACAGGATTGACCTAATATGACTGGTATTATGATGCATCACGCTAGCCACAAGCTAGTTGCCGCAGTTGCTAACAACGGATATTACTTTGCAATATGTAATTTTGGTGTTAACAGCGGAGCTGGTCTTGGGTTTGACATACTAACTAGCACAGCATATAGTATACCAAGCGGTTTTACACTAGTTACAACAGCAACATTTGATCCAGCACATAATGGTACCGGTAATACATTGAGTAATGGTAATTTGTCAATGAGAGCTTTAACCAATAATAATACCACTACAACCACATACGGAATCAAGAGCGGCGACAAAGTAATGATGAGCTTTAAGTATGTCTATACTAGTGTGTGGCCCGCACCAGACAATGCAATCTTTGGAGTTGCTAAACAATCGATTGTTACATCTACAGGGCAATGGCCCGGCTCTGGCGGAAATATTGCCGCCAATTATGGTGCAGGTCTTTATGATGACGGTAGAACTATCATTGCTGGTTCGGGTGGTGTTGTTGAAGACTTTAGTGCTGTAACGAGAAAAGCTAGAATATACAATCCCAATGATATTATCGATGTAGCAGTTGACCAAGCAAATAAAAAAATGTGGTTTAGAATTAACGGAAATCCTTGGATGGCCTTATACTCTGCTCCCACTGTTGACGTAGGTGCAAACCCAGCTACTAATGCTGGCGGATTTGATATTACCAATTTAACCGGATTCTAATCTAATGGCTTCGAATGTTTGGACAAAGAACAGTGGATACAGTTTAGGAACATTTCCTGAAAGTCTAGCTGTTAGTCAACAACTACCAGTTGTGCCAGGTGCGGCATTTAACGGAGTTCCTCCAGCAAGCTACGACGGTACTAACCATCATCCTACGGCACCTTTACGCAATAGCGCAGGTGCGCCATTTGCTCGAGGAACTGTGAACAGTTATGTAGATGGTATCTACCAGATGCGTAGTGATTTACCTAATGCACGAACCGTTAGTAACTTAGTAGTAAGAGATGCAATCAACCACGGTAACCAACCTGACCCCAATGGCTATAGTGGATTCATGTATGCATTTGGTCAATTTTTAACACACGACTTAGAATTTGCTCGGCCCGGCACAGTTAACATCGATGTAATAGTTCCAGCAGGCGACATTGACGGGTTTGGCTCCGGTAGTCACATTCCAGTTAACAGAAATGCCGTGGCACCAAATACTGGTACTGATACACAACATCCTGCACTACCGATGAATGATGTTACTGGATGGATTGACTGTAGTATAGTCTACGGTGTTGCTTATCCTCCAGGTGTACCGCAAGGCCCTACACCATTTCAAAATCCAGTTAACTTACGAGAAGGTGGACAAATTGCTACCACTGGTAAATTATTAACTAGTAGCAATGGACGATATGCGCCTATAGTTAACGGATCATTTTTGTTTGGCGACCCTCGAGGAACGGAAAATCCAGATTTGTCCAGTGTACAAACATTGTTTATTCGTGAACACAACTGGCATGTAGACAGATTAAAAGTACTACACCCAACATGGACTGGTGAACAATTATACCAACGTGCTCGTAGCATTGTTATTGCTGAATTTCAAAATATTACTTACAAAGAATGGTTACCTAAAGTAATAGGTAACGATCATATTCCAGCGTATACAGGATTTAATCCTGTTGTTGATTCTACTATTAAAATAGAATTTGCCGCGGCCGCTATGCGGTTTGGGCATAGCATTGTGTCAGGTGCGCAAGATCGTGTAGACGAACAGGGGAATATTTTAGAGTCTTTGACATTGGCTCAGGCTTTCTTTTTAACACCTGCACAGTTTGAACGTAATGGCGGTGCTGACGGGTTTATACGCAAATTAGCCAGTGACATATCAAACAAGCTAGATGTATACATCATTGACGACTTACGCAATTTATTAAACGATCCGCCGGCCGCATTAGATCTAGCGGCAACAAATATACAACGTGGTCGTGATTTAGGATTGCCAAGTCTTAATCAAATGCGTGTGGCATTAGGATTTCCAGCATACACAAGTTTTAGTCAGATTACTTCAGATTCTACTGTTGTACTTGCACTTCAAAACGCATATGGTGACATCGACAAAGTCGATTTATGGGTAGGTGGGCTAGCTGAATTTCCAGCAACTGCTGCCATGGTAGGTCCTACTTTCCAAGCGATTATTATAGACCAGTTTACAAGACTACGCGATGGCGACAGTCAATGGTTCGAGAATCAACCTTGGAGTGCTAGTGACTTAGAATGGTTACGTGCCACAACACTTAGCGATATTATTCTTAGAAATACCGATACAATAAGGATGCAATCCGATGCATTTGTAGCAGTCGAACGTGCTGATTTATATAACGGCACTGTTACAACTATTACAGCAAGAACGGGTGGCGTTAATATACCAGGTACTGATAGTATTGGTATATCTTATAAAGTTATTAGCGGTTCGTTGCCAGGCGGGCTAACAATTCAAGGTAGTTCAATAGTTGGTAGTCCATATATTGTTAGCAATGATACAACTTATAAATTTTGTATACGTGCCGCTGTTGGATTACAAATCAGCGATCGTACATTTACCATGACAATCACTGGAACTAACCCTCCAATATTTGTTTCAGCACCGGGCAATTTGCCTATTGGCAGCGGGCATCAATTGTATGTGCTTGACCAAACTCATGTAAGCTATCAGATTGAAGCATTTGACCTAAACACCGCAGTTGGACAAACACTAACATATTTTATCGGCAGCGACGATGGCGACTTACCAAACGGTCTTGTGTTAAGCCCAAGTGGAGTTATCAGCGGATTTATTGAACCAGTTGTCAAGATTACACCAGCAGATGGCAATGGTACTTATGACAATGCGTTCTTTGATGCCGTGGCCTACGATTTTGCCAATTTGCCAAGTGATGGTTTTGACAGTTACAAATACGACAATGTATTTTATGACTTTAATCTGGCCACTGCGCCACCTACTACACTCAATGCCAACTATCAATTCCGCGTTACACTGACCGACGGAGTCAGTTATGCTCAACGTATTTTTAAAATATTTGTAGTAGGTACTGATCAATTCCGTGCAGACAACACAGCATTCAACGGAGTAGCATCCGGTTTTTCAAGCGATGCTACATATTTGCGAGCGCCAGTATGGATTACCAATTCCAATCTAGGCACCTATAGAGCAAACAATTATCTAACTGTTCCTATTGTGCTGTATGATAATTTTGATGTTGTTTTTAGATTAGAAGCCACCAACGAAGAAGTATATGCTACTGCTATACAACTGTTAGCTACTGATAATCAAATCAGTATAAATGTTACTGGTACTGTAACAACTGGCAGTGCTACCATAACAAATGTCACTGATGCCAGATCTCTAACCGTGGGTCAATCAATTCGGGGTGGAGGTATTCCTGATGGAACTACTATCACTGCGACTGGTTCTAACAGTATCATTATTAGCCAGCCTGCAATTAGGACTGTTGGATTGACAACTTTAGCATGTGGTGGTGATCAAGTGGTGGTCACAGTTATCGATGGATTTCCTCAAGTGGGACAATATTTTACTCTTGAATACTATCTTGATAATGCTGGCGAAAACAAATATCAAATACAAAGTATCACTAAATTATACAACAATCAATATAGATTAAAATTGTACACAACACTGGAAATGTCTATTCCCAATGCCACTGCATTTTATATTGGATCACTCAGCCAACTGCCGCCCGGAGTTAGTTTTGATATTGCATCAGGATCTATTTACGGACAGGTGCCTTTCCAACCCGCTGTAACACAGACATTTAAATTTACCATAACTGCTACCAGATTAGGTAATAATATTACTGAAACTTTGAACGCTAGCAAAACATTCACAATCAATATCATTGGAGATATTGACAGTGTTATTCATTGGAATACTCCTGGTAATTTGGGAGTGGTACCGGCTAACTATATCAGTACCTTGGCCGTAAGTGCTACCACCACAATACCAAATGCTGTGGTAATTTATCAGTTACTGAGTTTAACAGTGACCAGTGCAATGGGCGATGGCGCCACTGTTACTTTGAATTTTGATCCGCAGACAGCTATGCCGTTTGGTATAGGAAATATTATACAAGTGGATAATGTAGTTCCGTCTGGGTATAACGGATTATGGCGGGTCACTGCCGCAACATCAAGCAGTGTTAGTTTTGCTAATAGCACAATGGGAACTTTGGTTGCCAAAGGAACTGTGAGTAAAAATGGATTGCCTCCAGGCTTAACTTTGAACCTTGACGGCGAAATTACAGGTACTACAAATCAGTATTACAATGCCAGCACAGGCGCATTAGGGTTAACAACATTTGACAACGGCGCTGTTACATTCGATCATAATACCAGTACCATTGACAGAGTGTTTGTTACTACTATTACTGCTAGAGATCAATTTAATTACAGTTCGATCACTAGAGATTTTACTATCACAGTTGATACACCAAATAGTGTGGCATACAGTAACATTATAACCAAACCCTATTTGAAAGCAAACCAGAGAACTGCATTCAAATCTTTTATCACCAACTCGGGAATTTTTCCTCCGGGGAGTATTTATAGAACCAACGACAAGAATTTTGGCCTACAAAGTGAATTAAAAATGTTGGTGTATGCTGGAATCCAAACTCAGCTGGCCAGTGCGTATGTTGGAGCAATGGGGTTGAATGTCAAGAAGAAACGTTTTCAATTTGGTAGTATCAAGAAAGCCGAAGCATTTGATCCCGTCACTGGAGTACTGGTGTACGAAGTTGTGTATGTGCAAATGCTAGATCCCATGGAGCCAAACGGTGCTCATTTGCCATTGAAGGTCGTAAGTATTCCTGGAACTGAAAGTGAACTGATTACCGCAGACAACAGCACTACTTTTTATACACAAAAAATAAGTGATTTGGGCATACCCAATCCAAGAAATACTAGAGATATACCCATGCTGACTATTGACAGCACAGGATATGAAGTCAGCAATCCCAGTCCAGATACCTATTTTCCCAGCAGTATAACCAACTGGCAAACTAGATTAAAGGGTACTGGATTGACTGAAAGAAACTATTTGCCCCTGTGGATGCGCAGTATTCCAGTAGGAGAAAAGCAACAGTTGGGGTACACACTTAGTATTCCACTGTGTTTCTGCAAACCTGGCACAGCAGACAGTATTATTTTAAACATAAAATACAGCGGGTTTGACTTCAAAGTGATAGATTATACTGTGGATAGATTCATAATCGACAATGTCACTGGTTATTCAGGCGATAAATATCTAGTATTCAAAAACGATAGGATAACCGTATGAGCAATATAAATTTCGCAAGCATCAGCACAACTTACCCAGTAGCAGGCCAAGACAACAACAGTCAAGGGTTTCGTGATAATTTCACAAACATCAGTGCGGCGCTGGCCACAGCCAAATCGGAAATCACAGCATTACAAACCAACACAGTTTTAACTGTTGATTTGGCCACTAGTACTACTCCAGCAACAAATAATTTACTGGGAGCTACTTTGAACAACGGCAAATATGTTCAATTTAACGGTGTGTTCTTCAACGGTGGAACTATTGCTGTTAGTGCTACTATTGATATCAACAACGGTCCTGTACAGCAATTCACTGCTAGCGGTGCGTGTACATTGACATTTAACAACTGGCCAGTTACTGGTCAATTCAGTCTTGTTCGTGTGATGTTGACTGGTGATCAAGTACAAACTAGAAATGTTACATTCAGCACATCCAATGCTGGATTGATCAAGTTGGAATCAACTTGGAAAAACAGTGCAGGACAAACATCAGTATCTTTACCGGCAACTTGCCAATTGAATGCAAATGGTGGATACACCATTATTGAAGCATGGACTGTTAATGCCGGTGCCACTGTGTTTATGAAACAGGTTGGATACTATTAATGCACCCGTTAGCAGGCAGTTTTGAAAATTTAAAAGACAGTGAGATCGAAGAAAAAATTACCGATCTCACTAAAAAATACTTTATGACTTCAAACTTTGAAGTACAAATGCAAATTTCCAGTTTGTTGGAAAACTACAAAGAAGAAATTGGCAAGCGCAGACAGCTTCAATTGCAAAGATTGATGCAAAAAAGTGAAAAAAGCATTGACAATTTAGTTAAAATAAACTAAACTGTAGGCTATGCGCCTAGATAAATTCGGTAATCCTATTTTTAATAGTCAAGATATATTCAAATTCCTATACCAAGGAAAACTTACCAACCTCAAAGATCTCACTGTAGACTATACTGAAGATATTGAGCAGTTGGAGCATGTTGCTGGATTTACATTCCAAAAATTCAACGAACAATTAGACAGTATTAGCATTGAAGATTTTGATCAAGCATTGCAAAGTGATTGGTTCATGCCACCAGAATACAAAGATTTTGATGTGGAAGAGTGGTGTTTGGCAAAATGTACCACTGCACAACAAAAACAACGTGTGTTAGACGAAATGGATGCATACAACGAAAGAGGTATGATTCCTTTGCTACAATGGACCAAGCATTTTGTAGATACCTGCCAAGAAAATGGCATTGTATGGGGGGTAGGCAGGGGTTCAAGTGTTGCCAGTTTTGTACTGTTTTTACTGGGTGTACATCAGATAGATTCGGTCAAATATAATTTAGACTGGCAGGAATTCCTGAGATAAGTAATAGTATAATAAGGAGAGTTATATGGCTCAGAAAGAACAACAAAGAGCGGTTTACCGCAGTGCCCGAGGCAAAGAAGTAGATATGGGCAAACTAGCACTTCAAAACGAACTTACACCGGCCGTGGGCAACATGGGCGTAAATGCTCGTGGAGACAAGCTAGGCCCAGGTGGACAAATTCTTGCACGTCAAGTTGAAACTGCTCCAGTCATTGCCAATGTACCAGAACAGTTTAGCAGAAAAGACATCAGCTCAATGGATCCGGAAGGAAAAGAATGAGCAAAGTAGCATTAAGTAAACTCAAGCCAATTCGCGATAATATTGTTATCGTAGACATGGATTTTGGAGAGCAAGTGACCAAGGGAGGTCTTGTGTTGCTAAGTGACGACGGCAAAAGCGAAGGTGTTAAAAGTCGTTGGGGGCGGGTTCATTCAGTTGGCCCCATGCAAGAAGATGTAAAAGCTGGTGAGTGGATTTTGTTAGAACACGGTCGGTGGAGTCGTGGATTTACAGTGTTAGACGATGATGGCAATGATATCATTATCCGTCGTGCTGATCCAAAAGGTATTTTGGCAGTTGCTGATGAAAAGCCCAATGAAACCATCTACGGTGCTCACAGCACAGTGACACATGCAACTGTGGATCCTAGCACTTTTGCTCGCCCAAGTTTCGAGCATTAAATTTATCTTGATCGAGCAACAGGCCTCTAGACAAGGCCTGTTTTCACCTGTACAATAAGAAAACAACACTGAGGCACATTATGAAAGAACTGTGGGTAGAAAAATACAGACCGGCTACATTAGATGGTTATGTATTCAGAGACAACAATCAAAAGAAACAAATTACCACTTGGATCAAAGAAGAAAGTATTCCGCACTTGCTATTGAGCGGTAGTCCGGGCATTGGTAAAACCACACTGGCAAAAGTATTGCTGGCTGAAATTGGCATTCCAGATTTTGATGTGTTAGAAGTCAACGCAAGTCGTGAAACTGGTATTGATTTTATTCGTGAAAAGATTGTGCCGTTTGTGAGCATGATTCCGTTTGGGCCATTCAAAGTGGTGTTGCTGGACGAAGCAGATCGCCTGAGTCAACAAGCACAGGATTCGCTGAAAGGCATCATTGAAGAATACTCTAACTATGCTAGATTCATTCTAACTTGCAACAGCCCCAACAGAATTTTGCCACCATTGCACAGTAGACTGCAACAGATGCATTTTGCCAGCATTGATCAAACGGAGTTTACTGCCCGTGTGGCCACAATTTTAGTGGAAGAAAACATTGAGTTTGACTTGGATACTCTGGACACTTATGTAAAAAGTGTGTTTCCAGACTTGCGCAAGTGTATTAACCTAGTGCAACAAAACAGTGTAGATGCCAAACTGATCAATCCCAAAGATGAGGACAGCGGTGTTAGCGACTACAGACTTGAAATGGTGGAGCTGTTCAAAGCTGGCAAAATACAAGAAGCACGTAAACTGGTATGTGGTCGTGCTCGTCCAGAAGAAATGGATGATATCTTCCGCTGGTTGTATGACAATGCCAGCTTGTTCAAAGATCCAGACAAGGCCATCCTTATTATCAAACAAGGCGCAGTTGATCATGGTATCATTATTGATCCAGAGATTAACCTAGCGGCAACACTGATTAGATTAAGTTACTTATAATGTCCGAACTGCACGAACTATACACAATAAAAAAATTTCCAATTGTGATTTTGTCCGCCGCTCGATGTGGTAGCGGAGCACTGGGATATTTTCTATCCAAATTACACCCCAATATTGATTTTTGGAATGAACCTAATTTTGATCCCAAAGAGATGGCTCTTTTTTTAGAGAACGCAAAACACAATGATTCTTACATACTGAAAATTATGTCCAGTAGTGTAAAACAATTTCCCAAGGACTTTCAGGAAAAAATATTCGATGGCACTTTTTTTACTATCAAGCTGAAAAGACAAGACCTAATAAAACAAATTGCCAGTCGTTATGTTGCAATCAACAGAAACAAGTGGCATTATGTGCCACAAGATCAGCTGGATTACGACAGCACTGCTGATATGGAAATTGACGTTCCAGTCATCAACGACTGTATCAAATTGATCAAATTTGACAATCTACTGCTTAACAGCTTTCCTCCTGGCAATTTGAACTACTCTTACGAACAAATAAAAGATTTAATTACCGAGCAGTCCGTAGTTGTTAAAACTCCTTATCCCACAAACTATGACAATGTCATTGCGGCCGTTACCAACCGGTTGATTGCCGAACGGATACTTGTCATGGGTTTGCCGGGTGCTGGCAAAACTACCTTGGCCACTGCTTTGGCAAAACGTATGAATGCCACACATTTGAATGCCGACGAAGTTCGTGCCAAATTCAATGACTGGGATTTCAGTCACGCAGGCCGTATACGTCAAAGTAAACGTATGCGAGAATTATCAGATTCCAGTACTACTCAATTTGCCATTGCTGATTTTGTTGCACCTCTAGATGAAATGCGTTACATTTATAAAGCAGATTGGATCATCTGGGTAGATACCATACGCGAAGGTAGGTACGCAGACACCAATGCCATGTTTGAAGAACCCAATCGTTATGATTTTCGTATCACAGAACAAGATGCCGATAAGTGGGCGGATTACATAGCGGATAGAATTGTTGCCAACAAACGTAGACCCAAGTTTGATTGGAAGAAAGAAACTGTACAGATGCTGGGTCGCTGGCAACCTTGGCATGACGGGCATCGTGCGCTGTTTGAACGACTGCTACAGAAAACAGGGCAGGTTGTTATTCAGATACGTGATGTACAAGGATGGCAAGGCAGCAACCCATTTGAAGTAGAAAAAGTCAAGAGCTTTATTCGCCGTGATCTAGATCCCCTATATCAAGGACAATATGAGATACAAGTGGTACCCAATATCGTTCATATTGGGTGGGGACGGGGTGTGGGTTATACCGCAGGAGAAGAAACGTTCGACGACACTGTTACAGACATCAGTGCCACAAAGATTCGCAAAGAATTAGGATTGGAATGACTATATTATTAAAAACATTAAGCTGGAGAATCATTGGTTCCGGTTCGACGTTTTTGATCAGTTATATAATTACTGGGCAGGCGTTTCTTGCTACCAGCATTGCTGTAGCACAAATGATAATTAATACCATTTTGTATTATATACACGAACTGGTTTGGAACAAAGTAAAAAAGGGCCCCTGAAGGCCCTTTTTAATGACAATCTAAAGTAGAACTACTACTTTATTCTCCATACACTGCTAACACCTCCTTCACAGCGTTATGGCGTTCGATGTCTTTGGATTCAAATCGGATAATATCGATATGTTCCAGGTATTGTTTCTTTTCGAGTAGATTGCAAAAATCAATCAGACCATTATCGCTCACTCGGTCTGCCTGTGCTAGATCTCCGGTAACAACCATCTTACTGCCTTCGCCTAAACGAGTCAGTAACATTTTCATTTGGTTCACTGTGGCATTTTGCATTTCGTCTGCAACTATATATGCATTTTTAAATGTGCGGCCGCGCATATAGGCCAATGGGCTTATTTCAATTACACCTTCCTCTAGCATCTTGGCTATTTCTTTGGTTTGATAATATTCTCCCAGTACGTCAAATATAGGTCGTGTCCAGGGCGCCATTTTTTCATTTAGCGTGCCTGGCAAAAATCCTAAATCCTCGTCCACGGAGACGGCCGGTCTTGTCACAACGATCTTGTCAACTTTGCCTTCCTGAAACAATTTAACTCCAAACTGCACAGCCAACATGGTCTTACCCGTGCCAGCAGGGCCAATAGCAAGCACTATGCTGGTGGCTTCCTCGTATAATTTTGTGAGATAAAGTTTCTGATTAGCATTGCGTGCCTGTATATTCACACGTTGCTTTTTTGCCGGA